TGAGAGCCAAGTGGCCCCATCCACGAGTTTAATCAACGTTTTAGACCAATATCCAAAATCAACTTATGATTCAACGGCCCCTCTTGCAAAAATATCATTCGACAATCTTATAGGGCTAATTCAAGAGGCAGAAGATTATCAGATGATCTTTGAGTACCTCTTTCCATATAAAAGAATCTTAGCCATAAACACTATATATAATACCTACGGATTTGAAAAGATGTTCCCAGACCCATGCACTTATGAGGCAATATTCACCCCAACCAAGCTTCTCCTAAGTCAGCTTCTAAAGCAGAGTCAAGGAGAGGAGGTAGAGCCAGTAAGCTTTACTGAAACTTTCAGTGACACGCTTGGAACTTCTGCCGCAGACTGTCCACAAAACTTAAAATCATTATCAGATTTCCTCAGACGAAAATCTGAAAACTAATCAGGAGACTAATTTATGTCTGGAATTTCACCAAAACTACCACTTGAAACCAACGAAGTCGATGGACACTACGGACTAAACAAGACTATAAAAGAAACAACCAAGCAGAACTTAAAAAACCTAATTCTAACCTCACCAGGTGAAAGAGTTATGGATACATTCTTTGGAGTAGGCTTGAGGGAAATGTTATTTGAGTTGAATAATAATCCGTCAAGAGAAGAGATAGCAGAAAGAATTATAGAACAGGTAGACTTTTATCTTCCTCACATTGAAATAGTCGATATTCTTTTCAACGATCCTAACCTCGGTTCTACATTAGGACCTAATTCATTAAGTCTCAGACTGGAGTATAGAATAATACCCCTTAATGATTCGGATTTATTAGATATAACTGTGAAATAGCACTATTTATTTGAAAAAGGAAAAGAATAGAAATGGCTGATAAGAAGTTTGTGCCTATCAAATATACGAGTAGAGATTTTTCCTCCATCAAACAAGACCTCGTCGAATACGCAAAAAGGTATTATCCAGATACTTTTAAGGACTTCAATGACGCTTCATTCGGGTCTTTAATGCTCGATACAGTTGCTTATGCTGGAGACATCCTATCTTTCTATCTCGACTACCAAGCTAACGAATCCTTTATTGACACGGCTATTGAGTATGATAATGTTCTAAGGCACGCTCGACAAATGGGATATAAGTACCCCAACAACCCAGTGTCTTCTGGCATCGTGGAATTATATATCACAGTTCCAGCAAACTCAAACGGTATCGGACCAGACACTGATTACCTCCCTGTGGTCAAAGCAGGAACTGAGTTTTCATCAACTGGAAACTCCATCTTCACTCTCAATGAGGATGTAGATTTTTCAAATTCTGGTAATGAAGTTGTTGTCTCTCAAGTAGACTCAGACACTGGTGTGCCAACATATTACGCCGTCCGATCTCAAGGGCAGGTCATTTCTGGAAGGCTATCGCAACAAACGGTTGGTCTCGGAGCCTTTGAAAAGTTTAGAAAAATAGAAATCAATAATGAAGACGTATCCGAAATCGTCGCCGTATTCGATTCAGAAGGTCATCCGTATTTTGAAGTTGACCATTTATCACAGAATATTATCTATGAGTCCGTCATCAATAGAAGGACGGACAAGAACATGGCTCCTAATCTCCTAAAACCATTTGTGGGGTCGAGAAGATTCACTGTGGAACAAGAAAGAGGAAGGACCACGTTGAAATTCGGCTACGGCTCTGATTCAGAAATCAATAATGAATCTATTGCAGACCCATCAAAGGTTGTCATGAACATTCACGGAAGAGACCATGTTACTGACTCTTCCTTTGACCCGACAAAGCTAACAGCTACTGATAAGTTCGGCATTGCACCAGCAAACACGGTCATGACCATCTATTTCCGAACCAATACCGGGAACACTGTCAACGCATCTGTTGGCTCTATTGCCTCTGTTACTTCTCCATCTTTTGAGTTCGAGAACCGATCTTCCTTAGATGGCACGAAGATATCAACTGTTACAAACAGCCTAGAGGTCAACAACCCAGAGAGAATCGTTGGAGATGTATCAGCACCATCTATTAAAGAAATCAGAGAGCGAAGCAAATCATTTTTTGCCTCTCAGAATCGTGCTGTAACAAGACAAGACTACACTTCTCTCGTTTACGCAATGCCACAGAAGTTCGGCGCAGTTAAGAGATGTTCTATCGAGCAGGATAAAGATTCATTCAAAAGAAACTTGAATTTGTATGTTCTATCTGAATCTACTAGCGGAAAGCTAACAGAAACCACTGACTCTATTAAAGAAAACTTAAAAATTTGGATAAATAGATATAAAATGATAAATGATACGGTCGATATTTTAGACGCCCATATCGTTAATATTGGGATTGAATTTTCTGTTTTGGCCGAGGATGAATCAAATAAGTTTAGTGTTTTACAGGCTTGCGCCGACAGACTGACTCGTGACTTTGCGAACAACACAATGAATATTGGCGAGTCCTTCGCTGTGACGGATGTGTATAAATCATTAAACAATGTCCCAGGCGTTCTGGACACAATAGATGTAAAGATGGTGAGAAAGTCAGGGACTTCTTATTCTGATGTCCCGTTTAACATCAACAGTTATATGTCCAGTGATGGAAGGACGCTTCTCATACCAAACACACATATCTTTGAGATAAAGCTTCCAACAAGTGACATTCAGGGAGTGGTGAAGTAAATTGAGTATTAAACGTTACATAGCAGATCTGGATAACACCATTACTAACGCTTATAGGTCAAACCTAAGAACACGTGGAACTGGCTCCAACATGGGAGCATCAGACATCGTAGAGGTTTTCTCTATTTACGGCCAAGAGGCAAGCTCCTCCGTTGAGTTAACAAGATGCCTCCTTCAGTTCCCAATCGATACTATTTCAACAGATAGGACGAACGGAGATGTTCCAGCCAGCGGCAAGGTAGACTTCTATTTGAGGATGTACAACGCCGCTCACGCATTCACGCTTCCCAAAGACTATAAGATCTCAATCCAACCCGTCTCCCGCTACTGGCAGGAAGGCATCGGTTTAGATATGGAGAGTTACACCGACCTCACCTATGACGGTTCAGGCTCAAACTGGGTCAACGCATCCAGCGGAGCTAGTGGTGTCGTCACTTGGTCATCAGAGGGAGGCGACGTACTCGCTAACACTCTCTATACGGCAAGCTTTACTACAGGAGTCGAGGATATTGAGATAGATATTACTTCACTTGTAGAAGACTGGATTGCAGGCACAAAGGATAACTACGGCATCCGTGTTGCTCTTAGTGCAAGTTATGAGGCTTCCTCAAGCGACAATCCTAACGGAGCCCGCCGTTCTTATTACACCAAGAAGTTCTTCGGAAGAAATTCAGAGTTCTTCTTCAAGAGACCATCAATCGAGGCACGTTGGGACTCCTCACGTCAAGACGACCGAGGCAAGTTCCATTTCAGTAGTTCTTTAGCTACCGCAGCAGATAACATGCACACCTTGACACTTTACAACTATGTCCACGGACAACTTAAGGACATTCCTGATATTGAGACAGGTCCAATTTATGTAAGCGTCTTCTCAGGAAGTTACGACAACACTGTGCCGACAGCTTCTTCATTGATTCTGGTTGAAGATGGAACCTATGTGAGAAGTACCAGCAACACGGTTGTCACAGGTGGTTGGTCCGCAACAGGCATCTACACTGCGTCTTTCGCTGTTACAGCCGCAGCAACACCCGTTGAGCGTATGTTTGACGTGTGGTTTGGAACTGGAAGCACAACTGCCAAGATATTGAATGTTCAGTATCATACAGCATCTTTCGTTCCAACGAAGCTTAATTCATCCAACGAAAACCCAACATCACAGTATGTAACCAAGATTGTAAACTTGAAGCCATCTTATACCAGAGATGAGGTTCCGAAGATGCGCTTATTCATTCGTGAGAAAGACTGGAACCCAAACATTTATATCAAAGCTACATCCGACATTCCAAATTATACCATTGATAGTGGCTCCTTCCGTGTCTTCCGAGTAGCCGACGACCTACCAGTTGTGGCTTACGGAACGGGAAGTGCCAACACTGGCTACACTAGAATGTCCTACGATGTCTCTGGAAGTTATTTCAACCTAGACATGTCGCTCCTTGAGGCAGGATTCGCTTATGGAATCAAATTCGCCTACTATATCAACGGAACTTACGTTGAGCAACCGGAAACATTTAAATTTAGGGTGGATTAATCATGAGCATCAAGGATTTATTTGACAAAAATAAACCAAAGAAGCTACTCACTTCTGCGACTATGGAAAACTTGGGTGACCAGGTTGAGTCTGATGCTCTTATTGACGCTAAAGTAATCGAACAAGACCGTGTTGTCCCTCAAGTAGACTACGCAGACCCCGCTAATTTTACAAAATTCGGCTCCGCAGAAGAGTATTATGTAAAATCTATCGAGAGAGTCTATAAAACCTACCCCTATGACGGCTCAGAAGCCGAAAAAGTGGCGTGGCATAACAGTTCTTCCTATCTGGATGAGTATATTTTTGACAATCTGTATCCAAGAACTAACGGAATCGCTGTTTTTGCTCCATCAGGCTGGGGTTCCGTAAGTGCCCACGACAGTGGTTATGCCCTACCCTCAACTCAAGAGTATATCTTTACAAGAGGTGGTCCAAATCAATCGCCAGACACCGGAGAGATCAAAAAACAGTTTGTAGACTTCGAAAGTCGTCATACATCTGGCTCAATAGCCTCAAATGTCTATGATTTGGCTCAAAATCGTGAATCTAACCTAAAAATAGGCGGAATTGACGGAAATACGGTCGAATTTTGGCTAAAAAAGGACGCTTTTACGTATGATGGGGTGGCCTCTACAGCACGATATGAGACAATTTTTGATGTTTATACGACCTCAAGCATCTCTTCGAGCGTCAATTATGGACGTTTGTCAGTAGAATTAGACGGAAATGCAGGTGCTTCACCCTTTATAGTCACATATATGTCGGGAACAAACGGCCTAGAACGTGAAGTGGTGGGCTCTGGCCTCACAAAAGCAACCGTTGCAGACGGAAATTGGCACCACTATGCCGTAACCTTCAAGAATACCGGCTCTCTCGGAGCAGTTGAGAACAAAAGCCTGGGACAGCAAGGTGATATGAAGGGCATAGAGGTTCAGTTGTACGTCGA